GTTTGCAATCACGTCCAGATTTGGCTGAGCCAAGGCTTTGGTGAAAGCCCCCTTACGGATGATTTCCACAAACCCGCCCAGATCGACGGACTCGCTGTCAAACACCACGGCATAGCCGACGATCTTGGTGGGTGTGCCGTCTTCGGCACGTTCCACGGTTGCATCAAACGAACGGTAACGCTTATTTTCCATGCTCTATCTATTCCCGTTCGTGACAAAATCCAATGTCTCGGCGGGGCGGTTCGTCCAACGTGTCCCCATATCCTCGATATTGCTCGCCAACTGATTCGCCAACGAAACCGCCTCGACCGATTGCACGTCGCTGCGGGAGCGGTCAGCCCACCGATTCACCAGCGTTTCCAAGTCGATCTTGTGGGTTGGATCGAGCGAATTGAAAGCGACGACGGACGAAACCAGATTGCTGCGCATGATTGCGGCGGTTTCGGCGATGATGTCTTCGGCGGCTGGCAAAAAGTTTGGCTTCTTTGCCGCTCGCTCTAGTTTCTTGGTTTCCCTCCGCAGGCATCGCCCAAGCTCGTCCAGAATGATCTGCCTGATTGGGTTGCTATTGGGCGCTTGAACGCTAGGAGCGGGCTGCTGGGTGGGTTCAGGGGGCAATTGCTGGTCTTGCAAGACCAACTGGTTTCCCGTGACCATGTTGGCAGGCGACAAATAGAAATCGCCTTGGGCTCCAATGCTGTTGCGGTTCTCGATTGCTCGGCACTCATTCTGAGAAAGAATTCCCCAATTCCGACAAACTGCAAAATACTGCCCACGACTGACAGTGTCCGCTTTAAGCAGTTGGTGATAGTCGGGAGCGAAGAAATAACGCTTGCGGTCGTTGCGATCCAGCAATTTGATGTTCAGTTCGCCGCAGGTGAATTCGACCCACGGGCGCAGACAACGCTGGACGTAGTCCATATTCGTCTGCTCAAGGTTGTACGTGCTTTTGGAAAAGTCCCCAAGAATGCTGGGCGGGCAACCGAACCAACGGCACATTTCAGAAATTTGAAACTGTCTCGACGCAAGGTAGGCAGCATCGGGAGCGGGAAGCTGGGTCGGAATCCACTCGTCACCATCCCACATGTGGGCGACTCTGCCATTAGCGAACACCCCTTGATAAAGCTCGTCCCAATACTCACGAGCGTTTGCCTTGGTGTTTGCCTTGACGGGGCCTTTGGCGTGTTTGACGACACCCCCTGGCTTGGCGGAGTTCCCGTACCAACTTGCCAGCGTCAGGTCGGTCGCCAGACCCAGCCCGATGCTTTCTCTGGCTGTGGCAACGATGCTCTTGCCAACGATGCCGTTGTACGAGACAGGGTTGGCAATATGGATGATGTTTTCTGGTGCAATTTTTTTCGCTGGTCGGTCCAAGCTACCCAGAAAGTCATAGCGAATTCTGCCGTTGTCTTCTAAAACAACCTGCATTCGGTCGGGTGGCAGCAAATGCAGTCGGGCGCTGCCACTGCCAAGCCATTCAATCTCGGCGAATCCGTTCCCCCAGCGCAAGCAATGCCCAATGATCGCAGCCCAAAACTTCTTTGCTGTGCGAAGATTGTCGGGAGTGTGGACAACTAGATCGTATGTCCAGTGATCCAGTGCGACTTGCTTTCCACCATTCGGCAAATGCTCGAATGGTTGGATGCACAATCCCGCAACATCGGTCGAGATTGCCCTTACGGCTGCGAAGAATGCCGAATAGTGATCGCAACTTTCCTCATCAACGGTCACACCAGCTAGGGCAGGGGGACCGAACCACGGGCTATTGAGTGGTGTTAAGGGGTTGTCTAGTGAAACGCCACGTTTCTTGAAACGGTTTGTAAGCCAATTGAACATGCAGTATTTAGGCAAGAGAACCCAAATTACTCACGCTGCGGACGGCTTATCTGGCTTTGTCTTCCCCAACAGCATGTCCAAAAACTCTTTGTCGTCGTACACAGATCGGTGCAATGATGCCTGTTCAGCACCAGCAAACGCCATTACGGCGGCGCAAACACAGTCAACCCTGTCTCTCGACTTCTTTTTGTTGATTTTGACATTCTCGGCGTGGTCCATTTCGATGAACACATTGGACAAACACCAAGACATTACCGGCGAGCCATCGTGAAACAGCGATTTGCTCAAAACCGCCCGCTCGAATGATTGGATCGCTGGGGATTGGTCTTTGTACCCTTGACCCATACCCACGCAAGGCAACCCATCGTCGTACAGGTGTTGAATCACTTCACCTTGCCGCCAACGGTCAAAGATGATTTGTTCTACATCGAATCCGCTCAATATCTCTTTGATGTCTTCCAATAGGGATTTGTAGTTGATCGCATCCCCCGGCGTGGTTCGCAGCCATCCCTGATTGATCCAAGTGAGATAATCAATCTGGTCGCTCCTGGCTCGCTCTTGTGCTCGTCCTTCAGCGATCCAAGCGAAAGTTTCCAGATAGAAACAGTCATCATGGGGAAAGATCAGCGACAGGGCGGTTAAATCTTTGGTGCTGCTCTGGTCGTAGCCGACGTAGACGCTGCGGGCTTCTTCGGGGCGCTTCTTCTCCAGAGCTTTCCAGAGCTTGTGGCTGACGAACGGAATTGCTGATTTGTCAGTCCACTGATTCAAGTAGAACTGCCTGAAACTCCTTTCTTTGCGAGGCAACAGCCTTGCTAATGCCACTTCTTTCTTGAGAAATTTCAGATTGGCATAGTCGCCAAGCGCAGGATTGATTTTCCGCCACGTCTTGGGATCGTCCCATGCCCCCATTTCCTCTTGGTACTCGAAAATGATGGGCAGATAGGATTTGTCTTTGATCGCTCCCGATTGGACCTTTTTGGCGTAGTCGTACTCTTCATAGCACAAGCTGTTTCTGTCCGTCCCCGCAGTCGTAATCATTATGAGAAGCGGGTTTTTGCGAGCGCCGAAACCAGTGGTCAACGCGGTGAATAGCTCATCGTTCCTGGCAACCAGCAATTCGTCATAAATCACAATGCTGGGGTTATAACCGAGCTTGGTGGGGGCAACCGATGAAACGCAAATCAATTCGCTGCCGTTGCGAGGGTAGATGATCTTCTTCTCTTGCTCTTTGATCCTCACGAGACTTGCTAGGTAAGGCTCGCTGCGAATCATGCGGCAAATGATCTTGAACGAGTGAGCGGCCTGTTCCCTGTCGCCAGCACAAACAAGGATTTGCCCCCCTGGCTCGCCGAGCCCAAGTAAGGCATAAGTTGCCAGGGCGGCGGCAAAAGTCGTCTTGCCAAGCTTGCGCGGGCAAAAGAGCATGACCTTGGAAATCTGGCGGCTGCCGTCTGGCTGGAGTGCCCCGAAGATTTGGCGGGTGGCGTTCTCCTGCCACTTGCGGAGCTTCAATGGGGAATTGATGTAGTCGCCCGAGCCGCACACCAGATCGTTGATGAATTCGACCGCTCTATCCGCCTCTTGTGTTCTCGGTACTCTCAACTCGCTCCTATTGAGCCAATGATTCGCATAGGGTTGCATTCCCTATCTAGCGATTTACCGCACTTTTCCCGTCCACTTGGTTTTGCTTGGGTCGTCCCGATTGGCTTGAATGTCGATTGCCATACGAGCACGAGCGGCAGGGGAGAAACCGAGTTGGGTTAGAAAGCTCATCACGTTTTTGAGTTCCGTTTGCATGATCGTCACCCAAGCCGATGGCATGGGATAACCTGTCTTGCTCACCACAACCTTGCCGTTGAGTTTGATTTCTTCGATGGCTTCTCGGTATCGTCCCCAGCATTCGCAGTACGCTGCCAGCGTGGTTTGATCGGCACTGCTCAACATCCCCATTTCGTCCAGTACCTTGGTTATTCGGTCCCACTCTTCACCAGCAACATCGTTCAAGTAGTTGGGCTTCTCTGGTTTCGATTGTGGCGCAGAAACAGCGTCCATTCGTTCGGTCGTTGCCTTCGGTGGTCGTCCTTTGCTCATGCTTTACTCATGTCGTTTCGCAAAAAAATAGGTGGCGGGGTCGAAAGTTGGCAAATAAATGCGGAAGTGGGCGGTTCGTTTCCCCGTACTCAAAAATCAAACCTTACCCCGCCTATCCCCTCACAATCGCTAGGATTTCATCGCTGCGGACCAGCAATAGGTTTTCATCTTCTCCAACTGGGGTGGTTCCGTAATCGTTGTACACAACGTCATCCCCGATACTTACATCGAATGCCGCTCGCTCTCCCGAGTCCAGGCGTTTGCCTTCACCAATCGCCACGACCTGCCCACGACAATATCGCTCCCGCTTCCCTGTGTCTGGCAGGACGATTCCGCCGGGGCTTGTGTCTTTACGTTTCTCTGGTTGGATCAACACCCTATCTTGCAGTGGAATAATTTCTCTCATTGGTTTTCCTTCTCTATGATGTTGTGACAACGGATACAGAGGCTCATAAGATTCGACCACTCATAAGCCAGTTCTGGATTCGTTCGCCGTGATTGCTTGTGGTGGACGAGTTGCGCACCTTTGATAAAGCCACGTTCTTTACATCGCTCGCACAATGGATTAGCCGCCAAATATACGGGCTGCAAATCCTTCCACCGTTTGCAATGGAGTAATTCGTCTGCTTTTTCTTTCTCGATTTGCCGCAGTGTCGTGACTTGCAATCCACGCTTGAAACTTGGAATCATCACGACCCGCTTGTGATTCCACAAATCACTTGCACTATGCAATTTGCGCCGCTACCAGAAATGTGGTCGGCAAAGTCAATCGACTTAATCACAATGTCGAGACTGTTGAAAATCTGTGTCGTGTTCGCTGGCAGATCGAACGTAGCTTGCGAGTCGCCATTCAACCGGCAAGATAGATCAACCGTGCCGTTGTTTGTGATCTGCGAAAATCTGGCGATGCCAGGGATATTGATTAAGTTTGGACCGCCGAAGCCAGTGCCGCTAATCACGGTCAGATTGTAGACCTTGGGAAACGGGGGATCATTTATTGGCATGAGATACCTTTCTTGTTTCAGGTATCTATTCGCCGATCCCTTTTTTCTTGCTGCTGCAATGTCGTCGGACGGCTTGCGGACTAACTCCCAACCGCTTGGCGATTACAGCTTGCTTGAAACCCTGCGAATGGAGTGTCTTGATCCGCTGGACCCTTGCAGGCGATAGCTTTGGCAATTTCGGCGGCTGAATCGGTTGCCTCTCCACTTCAACGGGCGGTTTCGGTGGTACAGGCGGGGTCCGTTCGCCTATTGGCTCATGCTCACGAACGAAAACCACCACGGGAATGTCCGCTTCGCGCCGGACCACGACAGGCAGTAGCTCGTCACCATTTGCGTCCACGACTCGATAGAGTGCTTTCGCAACAGCGATGATTTCCGCCTCAGACAAGGGATGGAAAGGAATCCTCGTTTGCTTGGTGCTCGCATCGACGAAAACGGTTCGTGGAAATGGCTCGATTGGTTTCATGCCGTAAAAGAGTGTCGTGGCGGCATAAATAGACCATGACCGAAAACATCACCAACAACGCCTCGACCACGATGAGAGAAAATTGCCTGCCATCCGACACCACAATTTTCGTAACGAGTTCGACTGGCTTCCCTTCGCCTAACTTCAGGATCACTTGCGACTCTGAAATCATGTTGGTTACGGCGGTTTCAGGAACGACCTGGAGCGTTTCAAGAGGACAAGAGCAAACGAGTGCCGTGGGACACACTCAATCGGCTACGATTGCAAATACCTTGACTTGCGCCGGATTGACCGCCTTCGTTGACCAAGCAGTCGGGGATGGTGGGGACGACAACGTGCCCAATAGCAGAAACATCGCCACTACGGCCCCGCTTAGACGCTATTTCAAAACCTGGGTTTTCAACTGGTTGAATCGATTCGCGCAAAGGATGGCCGCGGCCAGTTCATGAAAGGCTTGGAAGTGGTTCCCGCATCGTTCGTAGCAGAACTTCAGCCGT